CCCATTCAGTTGTAAAAGTTACCTCATTGTAGTATCCGTCATTGAAAGCAGTAATAAGCGTGGGTGTTCCGCTTAAAGACTTTGCATAAAAAGACATTGTAACTTGTTGACCGCTGTAACCTGGTATTCTTTGAAATAACTCTTGATAAGTAGCACCCCTTGTTATTTGAACTCTATCAGCGGTTGTAGTCCCGTCAGGTGCAGTTCCATAGTTTGCAGTAACTACAACACTACCAGTACCGCCAGAAGTGTAAGCAGATGTTGTTAAATCTTGGCTATATGAAAACAAATTGTAAGGCACTAACTCCACCAAGCCAGCAGAGTTTACTCGTGTTGCGGTGGTCGCTCGTGTTACTGACAAGTCGCCACTTCCATCCGACGGAATAACGGAATATAATTTGCCCTCCTTATATCCGTTTGGCGTTACAATTAAAGAGGCAGTATCTAATAGGCTCATATTTGAGAAAGGTTTAAAATGGTTAAAGACATACAGAAAGACGATTCCAATACTCCACCCTCTGAGGCTACTCTTAACTCAAGTTCAAAAGGTGCATTAAAGGTTGTAGTAGCGTAATCATACGTAGAATCTGCGGTGTTAATTTGGTCTCCCCACCACGTTGATTCGTATATCTTGCCCCAGCTTATGTTGTTTGACATTTTCTATCTTATTTAAAAATAACTTTAATTTCTCTACGTTGTTCTCCTTTGGTGTGTATGTCCGTTTTTTCATATGAACCATCCCGTGAAGTTATTAGTCGTATCAGGATACATATCTTGGTCAACATTCTGATTGTACTCAGGGAACAAATCTTGGTTGAAAGACATATAACTGATGAATCTCTCCGTGTAGTGTTGAGCAATTTGACGCTCTTTCTCTAATAAAAAGTCTACTTCGTTTTTCTCTACGTTTTCAGCGTTCTCAGAAGAGTGCTTGTAAACTCCTTTGTTAGCGATTGTATACGCTGCGAAAGGTAAATACTCAACCATTGACCAATGTATCAGCATAGGTTTTACATACGTCTCTACAAGGCTCTCATAGTTACCCGTAAGAGTACCTGCAATGATGTCAGCTTGAATCTTCTCAAGTAATTTCGTGCCTAAGTAGTTTTGTATATGGATGTCTTGAGCAATCTTAATGAATTGAATGAACTTGTCAACATCAACATTTCCGTTTACTGCGGTGTAACGAACCAAATCGTCTCTCGTAATTAGTAGTGCAGTTGCCATTATCTGTTTCCGTAAATAGGGTTAGTAGGTAAAAATCCGTTGTGAGGCATATCAACTGGCATCATAGCAACTTTCTGCGGGTTTCTTAATCTGTAACCTGCCTTTTCAGCCTTATTTGTACTGATGGTTTTAGCGTTAGGACTTGTTGGGTCGATTCCCATACCCTCTTCAAACGATACATATGTTCTACGCAACCATTTGTGATGGCAGTTGCCTCCGCCTTTGTAAAGAAAGATATCGTATGTAGCGGCTCCTTTAGGGCCCCAACCAGCGTTTACTGCTTGCTTGCTCATTCTCTCAATGTCTTCTTTGCGATAAACCTTATCAGCAGCAGTCATTTTTTGACAGAACTCACGAGATTTAGCACTCGTTTCTCCTGAATAAACGTAGCGAGTAATAAACTTGAATCCATCAATTACTTTATCTTGCTCGGATTTAGCTTTAGGATTAGCAGTTCCAGTGCTTACGAAGTTGTAAACCTTTGATAAAAGTGATTGCTTACGAGTACTTGCCATTTCAATCTCCTTGTCAATAGCATCCTCTTGGTCGTAATCAACCTCGAACTCGTCAATAAGTACCCACTTCTCATCAGGTGTTTCTCCTAAGTCAATAAGTCCATCAGCAATCTCGTTATCTAATGAATCGTGTTTTGATAGCTCAGTTCCCGTCTCTTCGATTACTTGCTCTTCAGTCATAGCATTTTCAAGGTCTACAAATTCAAGCGGTTTAAGCGTCTTAAAGAATAAGTTGAGTGAAATGTTGTTGAAAGCAAGAATCTTGTCTAAGGCATCAATTATTTCTTCTTGGAAAGGCTTAATGACCATATTGTTGAACAATACAAATGAGTTCTCTAACTCGTCAGCGTTTGAACTGAATCCGTTAGACGAAGCAACTCCGAATAATAGCGGAGAAGTGACGTTGTGTCCGAGCATAATCTTACGCAAACACTCTTCAGATAAATATGTGTAGTGGTCAGGTGCGTCATTAAGTGGAATGTCCTCAACTGTAGTTCGTGTGTCCATATTGTCGTTGAACGCTACGATTACTTTTTGACCTTTAGAACCAGTCAACTTACCAAGAACTTTGCTTGAGATGATTTCTTGTTGCTCTAAAGTAGGCACTCCGTTGTTGAAGTTTACAACCTTAGTTCCTGAGAATCCGTTTTGTACTTCGTTGATTAGATAGTCTGATACTTCCTCCTCCAATAGTGCGTAAGGAACTGCTCCTTGATAGTCAGGATAAGCATAGTACTTCATACCTACTGAATAAGGCTTAGAGAATAGGATTTCTACCTTTTCTTTACTGAATCCAAACGCAGGGAAACGCTTAGGCACATACTTTTTAACGTCTGACCAATCATCAGAGTAGTAGTAACCCTCAATTTCTCCGTCTTTATTGCACTTCTCAGCTCTCAAAAGATTTACGGGAATGTGGTAAGCCTTTAAGATTCTATCGTGTTTGTCGTTGTAGTGTACCTGAATGGCAAACTGACCAAATAACTTGCGGTCAAAAACAATCTTACGAAGACAATCTTTAGACATTAACGACATCATTTGAGCGTACTCATTCGGCTTTCTGTTTCCGTCAGTAGCTGCAAGTCCTTTTCCGTAGATAAGTCTCGCTATGTTGTTTATAATAGCGTTGTTCGTGGTTGAGTTGGTGTAGCGGTCAATTAAAAACTGGTAGTAGTTGTTATCTCCGTTTGCACTATCATAGTTCACCCAAGCATCTCTCTTACTTTCTTGAATTGTAGGAGCGGTGTAGGCAGATAGATTTAGTACGTGTACGTTATTACTCATAAACTATATAAGTGTTAGAGGTTGTATTTGAAGTGTATTGACCTGCGTTAACTGAAAAGTTTACAACGCTTTGGTCTGTACAAAATATGCGGTCTTTGTAGACGATTGTGCTTCCTTGTTTTAGTACGAGGTCGTAAAAGTGTCCCTCAGTTAAATCAAAAGTAGCAGTAACCGTGTTTACGTAGTCTCCTGATGTTTGGCTTGTGATAGCAACCGTAACGGGAGAGTTAGTTTGGTCGTCCGTTAGAATCATTGTATTGAATGAACCTCTCGTAATACACGAAAACGTCTGTGGTTGATTTGATGTAGTTAGTACTATCATACTATTATAACCAATTCACTATGGGTTTGTTTTAAATAAAAAAGGGAGACCGAAGCCTCCCCTTTCACGCTATGAAAACTAAAATTAGTTAGTAACGATTGTAGCAGTTCCGAAAACGTCTCCAGCACCACCTGCTAAGTCTGCCTCAGTTGTGCAGTCAAGTAAGTTAGCATAGAGTTTCTCAGTACCTACGAAAGTAAGTGTGTAACCGTTTAAGTCACCCATTGCAGTACCGTTAGAGACGTTTGCAGTAGTGATTTCCATTCCGTGCTCAAGACCAGCAAGGAAGAATTGGTTGTTTCTGTTTTTGATTACCACGTGAGGTCTTCCGTATGCCAACAATTTCACGTTTTTGTGAGTTGTAGCATCTTGTTTTTTAAGGGTAACGGTAAGAGTTTGCTCAGCAAATGTAGTACCGTTCTCACGAGATGAGTTGTATACTTGGTCAAAAGAGTTAGTTCCTTTGAGTTCGTATTTGTATAAGTTAGTTACGTTGGCAACTGCTTCGATAGTATCAGTACCTGAAACGTAAGTAACGTCAGTTGGGTAAGCGTAGTCTCCGTAATTGATGAAGTAGATAGCGTCAATACCACCTACTGCGTCTTTACATACTTCTAAGCGACCATTTGCGACTTCACAAGACATATTTTTAAGTTTTAAATGTTATAAAAAAGGGAGGAGCGAACCCCTCCCCGTTTAGTTTAAGTTAAGCTAAGATTAGTTAGCAGAGTTTGTGATACCGTAAGTAACAACGTCAGATGCAAAACCGTATTTAGCGTCAGCAGTGAATCGCATAATGATACGTACATTGTCATCTCCTAAAGTTTCAGCAGTATCAATCACACGTACTTCGTTCATATCATTTAATAGACCTGTCGCAAAGTAAAGGTTAGATTTTTGAGTAAGAAGTGCAGTGTTTGAAGCAAGACCGTTAGCAACGAATACACGAACACCATCAAAGTAAACATCGCCTAACATTTGGTTTGTTCCTTTGTTGTCGTAACCGTTAGCACCTACACCTGAAGCAGCGAAGCCACCCAAAGCACGTACATAAGCACGGTAGATGTTTTGTGAAACATAAAGGTTCAAGTCTTCTTTTCCGTAAAGAGCAGCAGGACAAGCATCAACGATTTTACCAAGCTCTGTGATTACGTTAGCAGCAGTTACAGTTGTACCAGCAACTTCTTGTGCAGCAGGTAGGTTAGCATCAGTAGTCAATTGTGTCATAATACCATCAAATTGACCTGCAGTTGCGTTAACACCAGTCCAAATTGTAGTTTCCATTGCAGCAGCAACTTTCTCAGCAGCGTGTGCGATAAGGAAATCAGAGAAGTTTTTAGGCATTGTATCAAATGCAGAGTAACCCATTTGTACGGCCTCCCAATCGCTTCTTAGCGGTTGCTTACACAAAAGTAAGTTAACTTGGAAAGATTCAGGTTGTAAAACTCTCTCTGTCAATGTAATAGTACTTGTAGGGTCGAAGTCGCAGGTTGCGTTCTTGATAATCCCATCTGTACTCAAACGCTTAATAACGCTCTTATATTTCACGTTAGGCATTACAGTGATACCACCTTTGTCTAATGTTGGTGCAGATAATAACGCAGCAGCGATGTATTTACCTGCAAATTCGCCTGCATATGATGACGAAGAAATAACTGGATTTGGCATTTTAAATTATTTTAATTATTAAAGATTAGAAATTTTTGAAAGGATTGAATCCATTGTAGAACGTGGTCTGTTCTGGCCAAATTTAAACGCTTCTACTTTAGTTTCGTTTTCAGGGTTGAATGAAATAGGTTTAGGCTCTTCGCTCAATTCAACTGGTGCGACTTCTTCTGCAACTTCAGTTTTTGATAAAGCGATTTGTGCTTTCAACTCTTCGTTTTCTTTTTTAAGAGCTTCGATTTCGCTAAAGAAAGATTCCTTAGTTACTGATTCAATGATTTTTTTTGCGGTAGGTGCAGCAGGCTCTTGTGCCATTTCTTCTTCAGCAGGCATTTCAGCTTCAGGAGCTTCAACTTCTACCTCAACTTCTGGCTCAGCAGCTTCACGAACATCAGCGATAACACCCTCTTCAACTACAACCAAGATGCGACCATCTTCGAGTTCGTAATCTCCAATAGGAAGTGCGATACGTTGTTCGTCTTCAGTTAAGATAAATACAGGCTGACCTGCTTCAAATACTTCTGCTTCAAGCATAGATACGCCATCAGAAAGACGCATAGTTTCCAACTTCACTTCTAAACCTAAAAGTGTGCGGACTTTGTTTAAGATTGATTTTTCGTTCATTTGTTTTTATTTATTCGTTTTCCCAAGAGTAAGAATTCAATGCACTAATTGCAGCTTCAACATCAAAATAAAGTTTATCTACTGCTGCGTAGTTAGGAATTGATTTTGGGTCTATACCTAAATCTTTTGCCTGCTTGTCAATTTTCTCAAACATAGTACCGTATTTAAGCAATGTCTTGTTTGAAGATGCGATTAACTTTTCTCCATTTGCATTTACTTTGTCAGCACTTGCGCTTGCAGCAGAAATCATTTTTTGAGCTTCTACTTTAACTTTTGCGATAGCATCGTCAGCAGCTTTGTATTTTGCTCTTTCGTCAACAAGAGACTTAATCATTGCTTCCATATCGCTTTTGGCTTTTGCTAAATCTTCAGCAGCTCCCAATTCGATTTTATGACTGGCTAATTCTAAGGCTTTAGTAACCTCAGCCATTCTCGACATTACAGATTTAATTGTGTTCATATATGTATAACTTTTAGATTTTACGCTTGTTGTATTTTTATGAATTATTTTGAGTAGTTGCTTCTGTCTTGCCAATACCTTGAGCTTGTAAACTTCCGTCACAACATTTGGTTGAGTACTTTCCATTTGAACATAGGCAACCTCTTCTTGAACCTGCTCTCGGACTTGCCTTACTTGGTGTTTTAAATTTGCTCATCTTATTTAAGTAATTCTTTAAGTTGGTTAATAACTTCATTTTTGCTAATATCTTGTCTCGGTGAATCTTCTAACTTGTCAGCAAAGTATCCCTCAATAGAGAATCCTTTTACCTTACCGTCTTTTACGTCTTGCCATACCTCATCGTTATCTACTTTCATAGAAATCATCCAAGTTCCTTTTGGTAGACTGAATCCGTATAGCTTGCTTTTGTCGTGTGTTTCGTCTTCGATTAGCCAGCTTTCTACTACGCTCATTCCTTTGATAGCGTCTTTGTGTTCGTAGGTAGCGTTGTTTTGGTTGCCTTTCTTGAAGAATAACTCCATAGCTTTACGCACGGTGTCTTCTGAGAAGTAGATGTAAAACTCTTCGTCTTTATTTCTGCGGTATATCTTCTTGTTAGGGATAAGAGCAGCACCCATTAGAATTCGTTTCTCGGTGTCTACTTCTTTGAGTTCTACTTCGTGTTTTGCTAAGGCGATGAAGTTCTCCTCAATCGCAGGAGATTCAACTACAGATACTGCGTTGATTCCGCTTTGAAAGTCTTTCTCGTCAATAATTAAC